GACACAAGGTCGGCAATCGACACGACGTGGAAGCGGTCGCGGATACTCTGGAATAGCACGTCGTATGCGTCGCGGTCCGGGTTGCGTGCCGCGCATCCATTCCATTCTGTGCGCTCCACCAACGGGCGGTAAACCAGAATTGGCTTATCCGTCTGCACCACTCGCCGCGCGGCTTCTACCCATTCTGGTTTAACGGGGAGCCGAAAGTCAGCCCGGTCATACGAAACATCGCAGTTTCGGCACATCGCGGCTAATACGCCACCGCACTCACGGACTTCCCGCGGTGCATACCACACCTTGCGCGTTCGCGCGCCAACTGGTGCGCTCTTGGCAAACAGGCCGGCCTCGCGCTTCGCGTTCTTGGTCTGGGTGCGCAGGCTCGTCGTTTTGTGAATAACCCGCAGGCCATTGGCTATCAAGTCGTGATACGGCGCAACCCACGAAGACTCCAGCGTCACGTCATAGCGCGTCATTAGTTGGCGGATAACTGCACGTTGATGGAGGTTATCACCGAGACCGTGCATGCCTTGAATCAGCAATTCGCGCTTATCAGTAGTCACACACGACCTCACTCACAGTGCGCCACACACGATACGGCGCAAGCAAGGCCCGAACCGCGCGCGGCAGAACGGCATTCAATGCCAGTGTAGGCTTGCGCGCTGCGTCGGTATCATCTGTCTCGCGAGCCGCGTATAAATCGCCAATCAAAAGCAAGATGGCGGCCACCATTGGC